AAGTATGCCACGTTTAAGCCTTTGGCAAGATGGAAAACACTCAAACGATTACAAGTTCATGGATCGACGCATATCCGAGATGTTTACCATTGGCGGCACTGGCATTTTAGTAAACAAGTATCTGGGCGTCAACACGCAAGGTGTCAACAAAGCCACCAGTGCTGCTCAGGCCAGTGCTGGATTTACTTTAACATTTTCCAATACCACTGGTATCAATGTCAACGATTTTGTGTTTGGTACAGGAATTCCTGCTGGAGCACAAGTATCCAGTAAAACATCAACCACGGTCACGTTAAATATCTTGACCACTATGGCCGTGGCCACAGGCACAACCATTGGGTTTGGTCCAGATGCAAGTAAACCCAGTTATGCCAATCAAAGCGAACAGAACATTCAAGACTTGTTATGGTTGGAAAATCGTGACAGAAAATACGATCGCGACGTGTATAAAATGCGTGGTATCTATCAGCGTGCTGACCAAGACTTTGATCTAAGCCAATTTGGCCTGTTCCTGCAAACTGGAACAATCTTCATGGTGTTTCATTTACGTGACATGGTTGATCAAATTGGGCGTAAACTCATATCTGGTGACGTGTTGGAGTTGCAACACTTAAAAGATTATGATGCACTTAACGCAGACTTGCCCGCAGCACTTAAACGCTATTATGTGGTAGGAGATGCATCGTTTGCCAGCGAAGGATTTAGTCCAACCTGGTGGCCACATCTATGGCGTGTCAAACTCAATCCCTTGGTAGATTCACAAGAATACAAAGACATTCTGGACAACATTGCCGCTGGAGAAACCACCAATACCCCAGTGGGTCAAATTCTCAGCACCTACGATAAATTCCTAGACATCAATCAAAGCATTGTCACACAGGCCGAGATTGATGTACCCAAATCCGGATACGACACTGGTCCAATTTATACCTTGCCCACTACTCGCACTGGCGAAGATCCCATTGGTGCTCCTATCACAGCCGACAATGCTGGCATATTGGCTGGCAATACTGCACCAACCGCAGATTCTGGCGTGTCTAGTCCACTACGTAAAGTGTCCGGTTACTTGACCGGGGATGGCATCGCACCCAATGGTCTTACCACTGGTGCTGGTGTGGCTTTCCCTGCCAACCCCAGCGAGGGAGACTATTTCTTGCGTCTGGATTACTTGCCCAATCGCTTGTTTAGATATTCAGGACGTCATTGGGCTCGAGTAGAAGATGCTGTAAGAACCACGCTAACTCCGGGTGTAGATAATAAGACACAACGCATGACCTATGTAAATAACACAACAACCTACACAGATGCAGATGGTGTCACGCACAACGAGCGTCAACCACTAAGTCGTGTGTTAACACCGAAAGCCGATAACTAATGCCAGTTCAATTTGCTTACGACGGACAGATACGTCGATTTGTCATGCAGTTTGTACGCATGGTTTCCAACTTCCAAGTAGAATTTGGCAAGGATGCCGCTGGCGATAGAACCTTGCAAACAGTACCTGTGTATTACGGAGACATGAGTCGCCAGGCGGCCATGATTCTGCGTGGCAACAGTGAAAATACTCTTAATACTGTGCCAGCCATGGCCTGTTATATCAGCGGCCTGGCCTATGATCAAACTAGATTACAAAACCCTTATCACGAGGGTGTGGTCAGGATCAGAGAACGTGTGTACAACGATGTAGAACAAGAGTACGAACGCAGCCAAGATGGCATTTACACCGTTGAACGCATGATGCCAGCACCATACAAACTGACCATGAAGTTGGATATATGGACATCAAACACCGAACAAAAACATCAGCTGATCGAACAGATGATGCCCTTGTTTAATCCTGGATTAGAAATACAAAGCACAGACAACTATGTGGACTGGACCAGTCTCAGTGTTGTACTACTTACAGATTTGAATTACAGCAGCAGAAGTGTGCCAGCCGGTGGTGAAGAAAGCATTGACGTGGCCAGTCTTACATTTGAAATGCCCATCTGGCTCAGTTTACCGGCCAAGGTCAAGAAAATGGGTGTGGTCGCACAGATTATTGCCAGCATCTACGATGCACAAGGCGATCTCAGTCCCGAAGTGGTATTTACTGCACAAGGTCTGATGAGTCAACAGAGATTTACTCCTATGAACTACGAATTGACCTATGTTGGCAACACTCTGACCTTGTACAAAAACAATGCCACCGAAGCTGAAGACGGCACTGTGTACGGTACCAAGGTACGTTGGGCCGACTTGGTGAATCTGTACGGTAAGATAACCAATGGTATCAGTGAAGTCAGATTGACTTTTGCTTATCCCGATGGCACACACGAAATAGCCGGAACCGTGGCCTATAATCCCACCGATGACACACAGTTGTTGTTTACTCCATTTGAAGCCACCTTGCCAGCCAACACCCTGGAAGCAGTTGACGCCATCATTGATCCAAGAAATGTAGACGTAGACAGCATGTTATTAAACCCTGCTGCTGGTACTAGATATTTAATTTTGGACAACATTGGTCAGGTCAATGCTGAATCAGCTGTGGCCTGGGCAGGGCCTCCGGGTACTGATCTTGTTGCTCGTGCCAATGATATCATTGAATACAACGGTTCGTATTGGACTGTGAGTTTTGACAGCAGAGAACCTGCGGTACAATATGTCACAAACATCAATACTACCATGCAGTATCGCTGGACTGGAGAAGCCTGGGTCAAGAGCTACGAAGGATTTTACGGATCGGGTGAATGGAGTCTGGTACTGTAATGGCCGGCTATTCCGAAGGTGTTGGTGCCTTGATCTATGCCAGATCTACCAATCGTTACTTGTTCTTGCTGAGAAACAAAAGTCGCTATGCTGGTTCGTGGGGAATCGTAGGTGGTAAAATTGAAGCGACTGAAACTGTGATACAGAGCCTGGTCAGAGAGATACAAGAAGAAGTAGGCGAAGATTACACCAATCGAAAATTTATTCCCTTGGAAACCTTTACCGCAGACAATCGCAAATTTGTGTATTACACTTTTTTGGTTGGTATCGACGCAGAATTTGTGCCACGACTAAATCCTGAACATCGTGGTTATTGTTGGGTGGAACTCGATGATCATCCCAGGCCCTTGCACCCAGGTCTATGGCGCAGTTTTAATTTTGATATTGTCAAAAAGAAAATCAAAACCTTAGAATCAATCTTGAAATAACTTAGCCAATATCGGCTTCGGTAATAAAGTCTCTCAAGCCAATTTGTCTAAAGTTTACAAGGCTTTGTAGTTGTGGTGAGCAATACGCTTTTGCTGATGGACATACTCGGACAAATTCTGTTTCTTTATAGGTAGTCATTACTGTAGTTAATGTGTTGATATAAAAAGTATTAGCCGGATCATCAAAATAACTGTCGTATCCCAATAAAAATAATTTTGTGTGTCCATCAAAGCAGGCCAGGTAAGCTGCCAAGGCTCCTGCATCATAGGCTGGATTTTGTGGGATCAAATAAAACTTGCCAGGGTGTTTTACAATGTATGGCGCATTGGTGTAAACAATGTGATCATCAGTGTAGTTGCTATCAACCACAGCTTGTACTTTGTCTGGGTCTGTTACTACTAAAAAGTCTGGTTCAAATCCTTCGTTGATCACAAGATTACAGGCATAACTTTGCAGTTTGTTCCGAGACAGTGTGCCGCCGCGATGATTTTTGATCAATGCCAAATCAAATCCTTGTCTACCAAGACCGTTGCCAATGGCAATGGCCTGTTTTGTGGTATAGGTGTTGAATACTGAATTGGCGATGTATTCTGTCTTTGGATCCCAGTTGTTGTCGGACAACGTCAAATCTGATACAATACTTTCTCCAGCATAACTGCTACGAAATATTTGTTTAATTTTTTGCATTTAAAATCTTCCCACAACCACCTCAATGGTTTGTATTGTATTTGTATTTATTGCTTCTAGTGCTTTGCCTACCACACAACCAGGTAAAAACTTGGTATTGTCAATACGCTGTGCCACTCCGGGAGTTATACTTGTAACTAGCACATCACCTTTGGCAACAGGGCCTTGTACACGGCAAGGTACACGACCTTGTAAGGCCACTGGTATTCCTGGATTTGCTGCATTCATTAGATAGGCAGGGTTGGTACTTATAATACCAGCCACACGCGGATCGTGATCTTGTGTAGTCACAGTAATTTCTTTGTTGCCGCCAAATACAACCACTGTACCTGCTGGGTATTCAACATCGCTTTCGTAGTGTTCGGCCAAGTCAGCATATTTGGCCTGTACACTAACACCATACACATTGTTCCACCAGGCCGTGGTACTGCCCAAATTGTAAGTTAAATTGGCACTTGGAACAAGGCTACCCGAAGATGTTATACCACCTAAAAGTGTTAATGCACCTGCGCCAGTTAATTGAAATACGTTAGCAGTGGCCGACCATCCGCCAATTTTAAACACGTTGTCTGTGTCCAAACCCATGTTGACAGCGTAGATGCTAGGGCGATGAAAAGAAATAGAAGCAGCATTATTGGCATCACCCCTGACCGATAATGCTCCGGTATCATTGCTAGCCGACACTGTACCGCCTGTGTTGGTCTTTCCGGTGATTGTGCCAGACAATGTTAAACTTGTTAATGTGCCAACAGAAGTGATGTTTGTTTGTGCTGCTGTGCTCAGTGTACCAGTTAATGTTGCACCAGAGTTACCAATGGTACCTGCGTTCACTGTTGTTGCTGTTATTGTGGTAAATCTACCGGTGGTGTGGGTAGTGGCACCAACAGTGGTACCGTTTAGCGATCCGCCGGTAATTACAGCATTAGCTGTACTAAAATTGGTATCCACTGCTGTAGTTGTGCGACTATTGGTTGCTACTAGTGTAGTAATAGTACCGAGGCTAGTCAAGCTACTGTTAACTACGCCGGAGCCTAATGTGGTTGCTGTTAATACACTGGTACCAGCAATTTCATACTGCTTGCCGGTTAGGAGATTTAGGTCTTCGCTGCTGGTCCAGGCTGCTGTGAGACTGACCCAGTTAAATGTTTTGTCTGTGGCACCTTTGACTGTGATGCCGGCGCCGTCAGCTGTGACGTTAGTTGGGGTTGCTACATCAGCAATGATAATATTTTTATCTTCTACAACCAAATCGGTTGTGTTGATGTTGGTTGTGGTTCCGTTGACTGTCAAGTTACCAGTTACAGTGGTGTCACCTGCCACTGATAATATTCCGCCAACATATACTGCACCACTGATACCTGCGCCTCCAGTCACCTGCAATGCACCGGTTGATGTGCTAGAACTAGCTACACCCGAATTGGCTATGATGTTACCAAACGTGCCTGTACTTTGACCGCTGGCACTACCGGTTACACTGAAACTGCCGCCTAGGCTGTTTTGGAATGTGATTGATCCATTGGTAGCACTGATAGTGGCGCCGCTCAAATTGATAGTATTACCAGCCAAAAACAAATCTTTCCAGCGTTGACTTGGACTACCTAAATTGTATGTTACGTTTGCACTGGGCAATACATTGCCCGTGACTGTGACATTGGCTCCAACGTATAGTGCACCACTAATACCTGCGCCACCTGATACTTTTAATGCACCAGTTGATGTTGATGTTGCAGTTGTAGTAGAAGGTATTGATAAATCGCCAGCGGAGTTCAACTCCATTCTGCTCACACCAGGTGTGAACCAACGGAACACACCACCAAAGTTATCTATCTGCCAATTTTGTGTGGTGTTACCATTAAAAAATCCAATTCGCGGACTGGGTACACCAGATCCAGTATTGCCAATAAACACTCCTGAGGCAGTAGTGTTCTCATTGAATAGTCCAGAAAATTGACCATGACCACCTGCTATTAAATTGCCACTGATGCCCGCACCACCTGTGACTATAAAAGTACCTGTGGTAGTTGTAGTGCTGGCCACACTGGCATTGGCTGTTATTGTGCCGGTGACTTCGTTGTACCAAAGATATGTGGCTCCACCAAAAGCATTGGTATCATTGTATTGTATTTGACCGTTGTTACCGCCAGCACTTCCGCCGCCGCCAGACACATCGGTCCAGGTAATAGCAGTTGATCCCAGGGTAATTGGATTGGTTGAAGTCATACGGTACAGTTTACCGGCCAGTGTAGTTCCTTCTTCAACTGTTAACGTGGTGCCTGGGCTGAGTTTATCAGCAGTATCAGCATCCAGTGTTCTGCCCCAAGAACCATTGGCACCTGTGCCCAGAGTATTCACACGATATATGCCATTTTGTGCAGAATTGGACTGTGATCGCACCAACACCCTGTCGCCTAAAATCAGAGTAACATCATCAACCACTGTGGGTGCACCACCGCTCAAAGTCACGGAGGTGGTTGTGGCCACTCTAGCACTATTTTTAAAGTCTGAGTCGTAAATTTGACTGTATCTTGGTCTAGTTAATGCCATCTATAAAATATCCGTTTTAGCTATTTATCAATAACAAAAGGGCCCTAGAGGCCCTTGTTGTTTTATAGCAGTTAACTATTACACGCGACCAACTACAATTTCAATCATGCCTTTGGTACCACTGAAATCTGCTAGAGCTTTACCAATAACCTGTCCAATTTGAGCATCGTTGTTGGCTCGGGCATGCCCAAACCCTGCTGCGACCATTAAATCACCTTTTTGTATGGGACCTGTTACCTTGCACGGTGCACGTCCTTGCAGGGCCAAGGCCACTACGTTTTGACCGCTGAGTCCACCATTCATCAAGTGTGCTGGGTTTGTACTTACCACACCAGCCACACGTCGGGTTCCTTCTGTGGCTATGGTAACTTCTTGTGTGCCACCAAACTCTAACACTGTACCTGCGTCATAATGTGCATCTGCTTGATAATTTTCTGCCAAGTCAGCATATTTGGCCTGAGTTGAAACACCATAGAATGTACTCCACCAACTGCTCACACTACCCAAGTTGTATGTCAAGTTGGCTGTGGGTACAATACTGCCTGTGATGGTCATTTCACCACCAACATACAGTTTACCGCCAATACCTGCACCACCAGCCACAATTAATGCACCACTTGTAGTGCTTGAGCTTACTGTGCTGTTGGCCAACATC